TTGCTCTGATAACTCTTACTGCCATGTGAATGCTCCTTTCTGCTCGTCAAATTCCGTCCTTACCGGAACATCGGTGTATGACCTGCCAACCTTCTCGACATGCATATCCGCCTCCGCTACCAGTCCGCAGGTAAAATGGAACTGCGCCTTTTCCGTCGACCAGAGGACGGCGTGGTCTACAAATGCTTTGAACAGCTTCTCGTCTGATTCCGTGAAGCTCTCCCTCACGCCTCTTTTGACCACAGCCCTTTTAAGGTCATCGACCGGGTTCTTTTTCTCCAGCCTTGCCAGGGCGTCAAGGATGGTTTTCTCCTCACTGTCCAGCGCGGCTTTCTTTTCCCGGAGCTGCGCCGTGTACCTGTCCGCCAGCGCGCGGTCGTGGAGGACGGACTGCCTGCGCTTGACGGACTGAAGCTGCGCTTCCAGACGTTCGCGTTCCGCTTCCCCGTCATCAGAGACCCCGAGGATGGAAGGGTCTGCCGCCAGCCGGTTCAGCACCGTGGCGAAGGCGTTCTTCACGTCCTGCTCGAACACCGGGAGCATGGGACAAGGAGCCTCCGTCCCTTCCACCATCACGGTTCGTTTATGAATGTGGTTCTCGCAGGCGTAAAATGCCCTCGCGTCCTTCCCGCGCCTCATGTGCCCTCCGCAGAGACCACAGATGAGTCTGCCGGAGAACACATACCGCTTCGTGTCTTTCACGGCTTTCTCCCGTCCGAGCCGCTCCCCGTGGCTTCTTATCATTGCGTTCGCCTGTTCAAAGGTCGCATGGTCGATGATTGCGGGATGGTCGGCTTCATTCAGGTACTGGTCGAGCTGACCCGTGTTCACGCACTTTTTGTAGTTTTCCATGAAGGTCTTCTGGTAGAGGCTGTCCCCGGTGTAAAACTCATTTCGGGCGATGGCGATGATGCTGTTGCTCCGCCACTTTCCCTGCGCCTCCAAGCCTTTGTAGCTCTCCGTCCAGGTGGGTATCCTCTCCTCGTTCAGTTCCCTTGCGATGACCAGGGTGCCCTTGCCGCCAGCCAGCGCATAAAAAATCCTGCGTACCGTGGCAGCTTCCGCAGGATGGATGATGTAGCCTTTTTTCGTTCTTCTGTATCCGTAGGGAACCTTGCCGCCCTTGTAGGTACCTGCCTGAAAGCGTTTCCTGATCGCCCACTTCTGGTTGGTGGAGATGGAGGCTGACTCGGATTCCGCGAAGGCCGCCAGGAGAGTCAGCAGGAACTCCGACTCCATCGTTTCCGTGTCAATGTTCTCCTTCTCGAAGATCAGCCGTATGCCGAGGCTCGTCAGTTCTCTCACCATCGAAAGGCACTCCGAGGTGTTGCGGGCGAAGCGGCTGATAGACTTCGTTATTATCACATCCACGGCTCCGGCTTCGCAGTCATGAAGCAACTTCTGCAGCTCCGGCCTGGTATCGGCCTTGGTGCCGCTGACACCGGATTCTTCATAGATGCCCGCAAGCTCCCAATCCTCATGTCCTTCAATGTAATGAAGGTAATGCTCCCTCTGGTTCTCGATGGAGGTCTCCTGCGAATCGAGGTCAGTGGAGACACGGGCGTAGGCGGCCACGCGCAGGTTTCTTTTCTCTGTCGGCACAGCCAGGATGGTATCCACCCGGCGGCCTGTTTTCGTGCTTTCCTTATCCGGCGTAGCCACAGGCTGTGCTGCATCCGCTTTCCCCTTTGCGCATTTTTTCTTATCTTTGGAAGCCTCCGGCATCCATGTGGGCTTTGCCATCTCCTCCGCCATACGGCTCCTGCCGATCTGTACTTTTTTCATATGTTGCTCCTTTCCGCTTTCCTCTTCGCTCTCTGGTTCTCCCTGAACCTTGCCTCGATCTCCGGTGTCCGGAAGGCAGTGTTCCCGGATAATGGTGCCAACAGCACCTTCCTCGCCGCCTTGTACTCATCCCCCTTCATGCCGAGGGATAAGAGCCATATCCGGAAGCTGAACTTTTCGTTGCTGTCATCCACATCCTTTAGAAGAACCCGCCCCTGCTCCACTGCGAGACTGTTCATGAGAGTGGCAAGCTGCGTAAAAGTCTGTCTGCTGTTCCCGCTCGCTGTCTCAGGGAAGCCTGTAAAGCACACCGCATCTTCTGTCACCATAAGTCCTGTAAGGCCGCCCCGTTCACGGATGATGTTCTTAATCTCTTCCATGTCCTCCGCCTTTGAAAGTTCCTCCGCAAGCTCCCTTGTGCAGGAAAACTCTCCTCCCGTCGCCTTGCTGATAAGCCTTCCTCTGCTGCAGAGCATTGCGGCAAGGTTCCTTACGCTCTGCACCGAATGGCCCGACAGCGGTAAGGAAACCCTGACGGCTTCAGGCTCCGGATCCCTGTTTTCTTCCGCTTCCCTTCTTGCCTGTTCCTCCGCTGCCCTTGCCTCCGCCTCAGGATCGTATTCCCGTATCATCCCTTCCGAAAGGAGCGCCTCTACCGGCTCCATGTCCGCTTCTTCGGGAACATTAAGCGTCCCGTCCCTCTCCACGGCGTAATCGCCAATGAGGAATGCGCATCTTGGCATCCTCGTGTACTCTGCCTTCGTCTCCGCAAGCTGCGAGAGCCGCTTCACCAAATCCTTCCTGTTCTCTATGGTTTTTATGTAAGTCCTCATGCCATTCTCCTTTCAAAGCCTTGTATTCCGCACCTTCGGCGGTACACCATACATCACTCTGAAAGGCTGATAAGTCAACGGATATCTGGCTTTATGCGGAACTTCTACCTATTAGACAAAGGCTTAAAGGCTTCCGCTCACATGGCAGCTCCTGTCCTTTTCCAGAAGGTTGCCGCAGCCATCCGGATCAATCCCGGAACAGGGGCAGTCACGGCTTATGCGGTATGTCCAGTCTTGACCAGCTATATCCCAGGGCTCGGTTCCGAGCAGCAGGAGGGCTTCCTGAACCTGCTCGTTTGTCAGGTTGATTCCCGTGAAATGACAAAGAAGCCTGCTCAGCTCATGGGATTTTATATAGGAAGTTGATGCGCCGTGTTTTGCAGACCGGATATTTATGACAAGCCACCTGCAGGCGGCTGACCGTTGTTTTTTGGGAAGGTCGCAAAAATGTACGATATGATACCCGTCGCCTACGCATGGGACTGCCATCCCATTTATGTCAGTATGAGACCATATCCGCTCTCTCATCTCGTCCGTCAGCTTCATTTCCCATCCTCCCAGATACCGGAGTGAGTCCGAGCCGCTCTGCAAAATCGTTCATCAGCTTCAGATAAGTCTGCGCAACGGAAACCTGTGGTTGTAAATAATGTGAGCCATCTGATCCGACCAAACTGCTCCCATGCTCCGTAACATATTCCTCCGCCTCACGCCATCTGGCATACGACTGGCAGTATCCCGCAAATGCGGTAATCTCCTCATCCCTGATGTGTATTTTCTTAGCAAGCCTGCGCCACTCCGTTTTCGCCTCCGGCAGGAGCCACTTCGGACAGGCCGGGGTTTTCTTTTCTTTTTGCTGATCCACCATGAAAAAGCCTCCGATCATTCCCTCGTTTACTTCTACAGTTCTAAAGGCCGCGCCGGATCAGTAAATCTAAAGGTCATACGAAAAAAAGTGCCCATGCCGGAAATTCTCCCGACACAGGCACCACGTTCATTGACTATATTCTTGATGTATATTTGAGACATATCCACCCTGCCTCGCTTTTCAGCTTTCCCCAGCCGTCCTGCTCCTCCACGATGGTGAACACGCCCTTGCCGGTGAACTGCCCTGTCCGACTGTAGCTGACTCCGGGACCGAAGCGTATGTTGAGATCAGGGATATCTACCCGGACGATATAAGGCGTAACTGCTGTTTTCGTCTTGGACTCATAGACTTTTTCCCCATCGGAATCAAAAACACTGTATCCCGGATTCTGATCTGCGCAATTCCTTGCGTTAGCAAGAATTTTATATGCGCCTTTCTGTGTTTTGGAATCAGACCATGTCATGCGGACACGGTAAAGCTGCGAAGTAACGGTGGGCTTATCCGTTGACGGAACGGGAGTGCCGCTGCTTTCAGAGGAACCGCGAAGTAGTGCAGCCACATCATTCCTCACGGTATCCATGCTCTTGCCGAACTTAGGGAACCAATGCAGGACATCCCCGTGATTGCTCCCAAGCCCCAGCTTACAGCTATCAGCATGGCAAAGGATGGTAGGTACTTTCACGCCGTTATAGTTGACGCTTCCCTTGGGATCGATACCAAACATTTTACACAGGTAAGCGGTAAGCTCACAGGCTTCCTTGTATATTTTTCCAAAATAGTCTGCATCGTTAAGACTATCCTCACAGATCTCAAACTGGATCCAGCCGGTATTGCAGCTCCCTTTTTTGCCGGAGCCGCAGCCCCAGGGTCTAAAATCCCAAGGCATTGTCTGAACTGTCGCTACGCTACCGTCACTCAACTTGCCTACCCAGCAATTAAGTCCCGCCTGTACCGATGTATGGTTCCAATCATTACCATAGCTGTTCTTTCCGATCAGCCCGATCAGTTTATCCCGATCCGCAGCTTTATCATCCGGCTGCACATATCGTTTCAGCCAGGGATTATTCGCTCCCGTGCTATGCCAGAGCACGCCCTTCACTTCCATTTTTGCCGTTTCCCTGTAACAGGTGCTCTGCGTCATCATACAGACGAGCGGTTTGTTTTTCTCGTTATACTTCATTTTTCATCGTCCTCCTTATCACCTTTTCTATGCAATTGTTCCAAAACATCCTTTAGCTTCTCCGGAATCGGCAGGCCAAGATAAGCTGCGTTCTCTACAAGCGAAAGCCCCTCATTAGACAAGTAAAAGAAAATCACCGCCGTGCGCAGCACTCCGACCTCTCCAAAGATGTGAGTATCAAGGATATGCCCGATTCCCACCAGCGCGAAAATCAATATTTTCCGGCAAATTCCAGAGAACCCTATAGACGAGCTAAGGGCTTTATCTGCAATGGCACACATCACACCCGTGATATAGTCCAGTATCACAAACACGAGCAATGCATATAAAAGCCCGTCGCACCCTCCAAGGAAATAACCGAGCCATCCGCCAATTGCCGCAAAGACTGTCTGAATCACATTCCAAAACTCTTTCATAATGTCCACCAATCCTTTCTTAAAAATGTTCATAACAAAAGCGGCTCACCCGAAGGCTGCCGCCGGTTACCAAAGTATTTAATCAGGAAACACTCGTGTTTCCTGCGCACCGGTCGCACGCTGCCAAGCAGCATCTTCCTATGCGCCTCCATGTGCATAAGACACAATATCTCCCCCGGATATTTGTGCTCGATTTTCTACAGAATTAACTTGCTATCTGTGGCCGGTAGAGTGATAGATACACTACCGCAAGAACCCTTGCGAGAATGAAGGAAAGGAGGGAACAGCCCATGTTCTCACAGAAGGATCTAAAGAGCATCGACCGAAATTACTTCATCGTAAAATCAGCCGGTTGCTACGGAGTCATACTTCAATCAAAAAATACCAGGCATTGCTGGTACATCGCCAATGAGGATCTCGGATACTTTGAGTCATGCAAAATCTATCACACACATCACGAAGGCACTTTCATGCATGAGCACGGTCATGGAAAGACCCTGCAGTCCTGCATAAGGAAAATCAAAAGCCATGATGAATACCAGCTTGCCAAGGATGCAAAGAAGCGCCGTTTCGCAAGAAACCGCCGCAGAGATGCCCAAATCGAAGCCACAGAACTTCTCACCACCATGTAAAGGAGGAACACCGCTATGACCAAAACAAAGAACATCAAAGTCCAGTATTCCAGCCGCTGCACTTACGGCGGATACTACGGAAGCAGCCGATACACCAGTTACCCGAAGATCCAGATGGAGGGCAAATGGCTCGAAGCCCTCGGCTTCCACATCGGAGACCATCTTCAGGTCGAGTACGAAGAGGGCTACATCAAGATCAGCCTTGCCCCGAAACCGGAGCCGGTCATGATGGTCGCTGAGCCTGTCACCGACTATGGCAGGACTCGCCGTAAGGATCACAAAAAAGACACCGTCTGAGAATCGCCCCTCGCATCTCTTGAAGGAGCCGCACCCTATCGGTGCGGTTTTCCTTATGGGCTCGGCTCCTGCTCCGTCAATGTGTATGTGATCTTCATTGTCTTGTCTGCATTCTTCACGATCGCCTGAGACAGATTGTTGATGGTGGCAAGATAAGGCATCAGCAGCCATGTAGTATGGCAATCCGTACCATAGTTGCCTCCAAACCCTGTCAGGAACTCCTTGTATTGGAACATAGGCGTCCCTAAATAAGGAAATCTTGCCGCCCCCACAAGCGGTATCACTGTATCATTCGCCGTGATGATAAAATCATACGCAATGATAAAATCATTGATAAGCGCCATCATGCACTGGCTTGTAGAAGAACCTGACAAAGCTCTGTTGGCCGATGTAAACCCCAGCTGTATCAGTGTGATATCCGTTGTATTACTCAAATTTATCTTGTATACGCCATCGCAATCATAATTTTGCAGATACAGATACCCGTTCCTGATCACGCCCCTTACAGACCTATTCACATAGGTATCCATCTTAAAAGAACCAATAGCCCTTAAATGTGCATTTGAGAGCGTCCATGTTCCCTCTGTAAAGCTCAGGTCACTCTTTTTGATCTTGATCCATTTCATCGTCGCATCCCCTGAGGAATTGGGCGAATTGGAAAATCCATACCAGTATCCGTCATGTCCGTCCAAAAAATCTCCATAAGGCGTATACCCCGTAGTAAATGAAAATACGCTGCAGTGAAGCGTCTCTTCTTCCAGCACGGTGCAGGTTGTATCATCCAGCTTGTCATTCAAACCCATTGTAAATACCGGCAGTCTCAGCTTCCTTACTATGACCGAGGAATCCACAAACCGCAGAGAATACAGTACATTGTTTGCGAAGTCTATCTCTACCGCCGAATACAGCAGCGCAAGCTCATCATTGGTCTGCGTATCCAGCCTTGTTTCCTTTATCTTCAAGTAACCATTTGTGGAATTGACCTCGTTTCCGAATACTGAATTGCCACCCTTTGCCGAAGTCAGCGCTACCGCTGCAATGGTTCCATTACCCTGTGAAGGCGTGAACTCCCAGACAAACTTATACCCGTCTTCCAGTGCCTTACTCTCAACCAGATTCATGCTTCCCCTCTGCGTGTCCGCTGTCGCATTAACATCATTGGATGCATATGCCACAGGCAGATTTGCAGATGAAGGAAAGATGTTATCTGCATTCTCTGTCAGAGATGTTCCGTATAACAGAATACCGCCTATCATGTTTGGACAGATGGGAAGCAGATAGTCATTCCACATCACCATGTCATCGTACTGCCCTGAAGCCTTATAAAAGATTCCCATCGGATTCAGCCCCAGGAGATGATTCACCGCATTCGTGACCATGTTGCTCTCCCGGATCGTCTCCACAGTTCCCAAATTCTCATCGGTCAGCTCTATGACCATTTCACCATGCAAAATCATGTCGCCCTCCTTATACTGTCGGTGTATTGCTGCCTGTAACATCAACCGGCATAGCAAATGCTCCAAGTGCCTTCCTGCCGATAACCACATCCGAATAGGATCTCTGAACCAGCTCATCGATCTTAAACTGAATGTTTTCCTGAATCGCCGCCATCTGCAGACCGCCGCTTATACCGACCTTATCAATGTATTCCTCTACCGTGATCGTTCCATCCCATGCTGCAGAAGCACCCATGCTCTGACCGGAAACAGATGCTATGCACCATCCCGTGTCTACTGCTCCGCTGCCGCCGGTGACCTTCATATAAACATTGAAGGTGTTGGTGTAATTCGCGATCACATTCTCAATCGGATAATACAGAAGAATCGTATGCTTCCCGGAATGCCAGGTTTCCACCGGCTGGTGAACCGTGATCATTTCATCGTTGAACTCAAATGTGAATGTCACAACCGCCTGTCCATCCTCTGTCCAGGAAACAGGCAACGAAACACTCACTGTCTGTTCTTCTGTCGAACCGATCACCACAGGCTCTTCCTCGGGATCCTCCGAATCTTCAGGCAGGCCATCCACATCAACGGACGGTATCGTCACATCCCCTGCTGCCGTAGCTGTCTTTGTAACAGAGTTCGCAGTCACATCAACGATCACCTGCCCAAAGAACTGTGCGTGATTCGCTTCCGTAGTCGCAAACTCAATGGAAATAATCTTCGTATCCTGATCCCTCACCGTAAACGCAGAAGCATTTGTGAAGGTGTGTATTCCGATCTTCCCTGCTTCAATCTGAGCCAGCAAACCGGAAATATTCTTATCGTTCTTCGACTTTGCCTGAGCCAGTCTTGGATTCTTCCCGACACACTTAATTGCCTGTTTGCCGCAGATCTTGATGTTATTCGATGTGATACAGGCTATCTTTGTCGCATCTGCCTGACCTCCTGTAAAGGAAAGGATATCTCCCACATCCAGTGCCGGATTCCCGATAGTATCCGAATCAAACGGCACATAATTCACGACCGACAGATCATTCAGGATATTCTCACAAAGCTCCCGTCTGGTCTCATCCAAGCCAAATTGCAATAACGGATTTATGCCAAGGTTCATTGTCAGTCCGTCATCCGGATCCAGATGATAATACTCTGCTACCTGCGTCCTAAGATTCGTAGAAGAAACTGCCGTGTATCTCGTAATGAAATCTGAAAAGCTTGAAGTAAACCGATGCCGTCTCTCAAGAGTCAGCGCCGATACATTCCCATACTTCCTGAGTTCCAGCTCCCCAGCCCTGTTTATAACAAAGAAACCTCCAAGAACCTGCCCCACATAAAACAGAACATCCCTAAAGGTTTCAATATCGTTATCCGTATAGATGGACAGGTTTTCCGAACCGTTCGGCATCGCCTCAATGGTCTCCCTGTCCTGAGCCAGACTCACTCCACAAGCCGTGGCACAAAGAATCATGAAATCATAAGCATTACCGATGGATTCAAGCGCTGTGAAATTCTTCTCGAACCGCACCATGTAATCATACGCTTTAAGTTCCAGGCTCTTCGCTTTACGGTTCGCCTCTGATACCTCAAATACCCCCATCGGAATCACTTCATAAATGCCATCTGCTTCAACCGTCTGATCATAATCGAGATCCAAATCGCCGCTGCTCCTGCTGTCCGATATCTTCAGATGATAGAACAGCTCCATGATCGCATCTTCAAGCGTATATCTGTTAATCTCGGAGAATAGCGAAATCCCCATCTCCGCAGCATACACCGTACCAAGTTCAATCTCTGTAGAACCGCAGCACTGACTTGTGATATATCCGCTGCCCTTGACCATATCTTCCTGATCAAAGTTATAAACCGTACCGGCAGTCGTCGTGATCTTACCGGTCCAGTAATATTTTCTTGTATTCGCCTTCACTGCATTCAGGAAGGCGCTGCTCACTGGATACATAAACGCCCTCCTTAAAACTCTTTCAGCGTGAAGGATACCTCCCAGAGCGATCCATACGATGTATCAGAAACAAGCTTCACCTGATACCCGTCGATATACATCTGCGTGGTCACAATATTGCTTGTAGCCGTATCCAGATATCCCACATTGATGCTTGATAGCTTCTTATACACTGAAAACTTGTTCAGCCATCTCTTTGATACCCGAAAGCTCACACTGATCTCTACCACGCCTTCTCTGACCACATCTCTCTGGGTAGTTCCTGCTTCCGTTGTTCCGCCGCTGTCCGCCTCCACATCCGACAGATTCACGGAATAAGAGGCAGGCATCGGTACGTTCTCATTGTTAAAAACCAAGTACTGTAAATGAGCCATCTTACCTGCCTCCTGATCTTAAATTCATCCTCTGCTGAGCCGTAACCACAATCTCATCGATCATGTCACCGCCGATATAAACCGGGATCACAATATCCCCACCGGAACCACCTGCTGCCAGAGCTGTATTCATCGCCTTGCTTATTCCGGCGATCAGATCTGCATTGTTTGCACCAGACCCAGCTGCAAGACTTCCCTCTGCAGCAAGCACCTTCGGTGAAATGATCATATCTCCGGTAATGCCTTCCATCGCCTTATCGATCATCCCCCGGCTCTTTTCAATGCCCTTGGCAAGTCCGCCGATAAAGTCCGGCATCCAGCTCTCATAATCTGTCAGTGGCCCTTCATCCGGCACTGAGAAATGCAGGAAGCTCTTGATCTTGTCAGCCACAGATGAAACCGCATCTCCTACAGCGCTGATGCAGGACTTGATACCGTTCACGATGCCCATGATCAGATCCTTGCCCCAGTTAAATGCCTGCGATGCAAGCCCTGTGATATGATCCTTCACATTGGCAAATCCGCTCTTTACCGCACTGAACACATTGCTCATCGCATTCTTCACGGCAGAAGTGATGTTCGTCCAGACTGTTGTCACCGCCGACTTAATGGCATTTCCCACGGAAGTCACCGTGTTCTTTATACTGTTCCATACCGTCGTGATCGTGTTCTTGATCGCATTAACGGCATTGGTTATACCGGTCTTAATACCATTCCAGATGGTCGTGAAGAAATTCGATATTGCTGCCCAGACCGTTGTCACCGTATTCTGGATCGCTGTCCATGCCGTAGTCAGGAAGGTACTGATCGCCGTAATAACTGTCGTGAAGGTATTCTTAATGGTATTCCATATCGTCGTAAAGAAGGTTGATATTGCATTCCAGGCCGTAGTCACCGCTGTCTTGATCGCATTCCAGGCATTCGTCAGGAATGTGGAGATTGCGTTAACAATAGTAGTGAAAACCGTCTTAATGCCGTTCCAGATCGTGGTAAAGAATGTCGAAACGGCATTCCAGACCGTTGTCACCGTATTCTTGATTGCATTCCAGGCATTGGTCAGGAATGTAGATATCGCAGTAACAACAGTTGAGAATATGTTTTTTATCCCCTCCCACAATCCTGAGAAGAAATCCTTTATCCCGTTCCATACCGTCTCTGCCGTAGTCTTGATGGCTTCCCACGCCGCAGTAAAGAATGATTTCAATCCTTCCCATACAGCAATCGCTATCTCTTTTATACCTTCCCAAAGATCAATCCAAAACTGCCTAAACTCCTCACAGTTATTCCATAGATAGATGAATGCTGCCACCAAAGCCACAATTGCCGCTATGATCAGCACATACGGGTTCGCCGCACATACCGCATTGAAAGCCGCAAACACACCTTTCGCTGCATTGATGATACCTGCCAGCTTCGGAACTATAGTCATGATCGTTCCAATAGCTGAGATAACCTTTCCGACGATGATAAGTACCGGTCCCAAAGCCGCTGCTACAAGCGCAACAGTATTGATCACCTTCCTCGTACCTTCATCCATCGAGTTTAGCCAGTCCACCAGCTTCTGAATCCAACCCACGATCGTCCTGATCGCAGGCATCAGCATCTCTCCAAAAGAAATGGCCAGCTCCTGAAGCTGTGACTTCAGGATTGTCAGCTGACCCTCCAAATTATTATTCATGGTCTCAGCCATTCCGGCTGCACATCCGTCACAGTTCTCGATCGCAGATGAAAGCTTGTTGATATCCCCTTCTCCGGCGTTCATCAAAGCCAGAAATCCGGACATCGCGTTCTTTCCAACCAGACTCTCCGCTGCCTGGGCTTTTTCAGATTCTGTAAGCCCTGCAAAAGCCGTTCTACAGTCAGCCAGGATATCCGACAGATTCCTCATTGAACCGTCCGCATTTGTTGTAGCAACCGTAACTTCTCCGATGGATGACCCACAGATTTTCACATCTCCAGACAGATTGTTCATGATGGTTCTTAAAGCGGTACCTGCCTGAGAACCCTTGATACCGGAATTAGCCATCAGACCGATCGCTTCCGCCGTATCCTCCGCAGAGAATCCCAAGGCTCCGGCAATCGGAGCGCAATATTTGAATGTCTCGCCCATCATGGAGACATTCGTATTTGCATTGCTCGAAGCCGCTGCCAGTATATCCGCAAAATGCCCGGAATCCTTAGCCGATAACCCGAACGCAGTAAGAGCATCCGTCACGATATCGGAAGTGGTAGCCAGATCCTCACCAGAAGCCGCTGCCAAATTCATGACACCCTCGATACCGGAAAGCATATCCTCTGTCTTCCAACCGGCCATCGCCATATAGTTCATGGCTTCCGCCGCCTCGGAAGCAGAGAACTTGGTCTTACTCCCCATCTCTCTGGCTTTATCCCTCAGTTTATCGAGATCTTCTCCCGTTGCTCCGGATACTGCCGCAACCTTACTCATAGCAGAATCAAAGTCCGCTGCCGTCTTTACCGCAGCCGTTCCCAGAGCTGTAACACCCACAGTCACAGGAAGAAGCTTCGTTCCTACATCACTGATGTTGTCACCAACCGCCTTCAGCTTCTCGCCCTTTGCAGCTATCTCCTGCAGAGCTGTACCCGACTGTTTTGCCTGTTCCTCCAAAGACTTCAGCTTCTGCTCCGTCTCAACGATCTCACGCTGAAGACCATCATACTGAGCCTGAGTTATTTCACCATTTGCAAGTGCCGTATTCGCCTGTTCCGCTGCTGTTTTAAGTGTTTCCAGCTTATCCTTTGTTTCCTTTACGGCATCTCCCAGGAGCCTGTGCTTCTGCGCAAGCAGCTCTGTATTCCCCGGATCAAGTTTCAGGAGCTTATCGACATCACGCAGCTGGCTCTGGGTATTCTTTATTTCATTATTTACGCCCTTCAGGGCAGTCTGCAATTTGGTTGTATCGCCGCCGATCTCGACGGTGATGCCCTGAATCCTTCCGGCCATGCTTTAAGTTCCTTCCCCCGCTGCAAAAAGGAGCAGCATAACGCCACTCCTTTGCATCAGAAATTATCAAAATCACTTTGTACCGGAATACGGCTGAATGCCTCCGGTGTCTCATCTCTTTCCATTTCAGTGTACATATCATTGATTTCTCCGATAGTCAGAAGATCCATCTCGCTGATATGTACGCCAAGCTGCACCGCCCTTAATAAAAGGAGGGGCGTTGTCATTTCCCGGTCAGTTGGTCGAAGTTTTTTTTACTCTCAACCTGTGTCTGTACATTCAGTCCCCACAGTTCAATGATCTGCGGAAGGACCTGATAAATTGAGAAAGTACCAAACTGATCCAGCCATTCATCTGGCGAATCAGGAACCCTTGAAGGATCTGCATGCTTCGCCATGATGTAACTGATATCCTCGAACAATTCGAGAGAAAATGAATCAAGTGTGGATTCTTCCGGATTTTCTCCATCAACGCTTTTCTGAAGATCCCTCAGATCCTTGTAAATGTCTCTGTGAAATCTGTTCCTGTATAACCTCGGGATTGCTGCCGATGCTCTGAAAGTCACATCCTTCCCGTCAATTTTCAAAGTCTTTGTAAGAGCCATGATTTACCTCCTATCGTGAAAATGGGCAGAGCCCTTAAGCCCTGCCCGCCACTATCAACCCTGTCCTGTCTTCATTACCGTCACGGTATAAGCCGTACTGGTACAACCGGTCTTGCTCGCGATCACAGTCACCGTATTGGTACCGGTCTCCCAGGTCGCGTCATTTCCGCTGGTATGAGCTACACCGTTTACCAGAATGGTTACGACTGTTCCGCTTGCCGCTGCTGCCGATACTGCATCCTCATCGTTTTCCGTCTCAGCAGTATAGCTTGTTGTATCTGCAGAAAATGCCGGATTCAGTTCCAGACTACCGATCGTGATGCCCGAAAGCACCGCCGATACCTGTGCACTTTCCGTCTGATAAACATTGGAATACCATCCGTTGTAAACAGCCTCGGAAGTATTAGCTCCGGTCTTCACCTTTACAAGACCGTTCGGCAAAGGAGTCGCTGTAAGCTCCAGCTTTTCCGTCTGAACTTCCTTGCTGTCCTCATTGGTCTTGCCCTCGATGGTCGGTCTTGCTGCAGTACAGTAATACATGCAGTGTCTGATCTTTTTCTTGTCACCGGAAAACTCAAAGAGCAATGCAAAGTGCTCCGGCTCCACCGTGGAATCCTCCACAAGCACACCGTTGGCATCTTCTGTTTCCTTCAGGATATCCTTGCGGAAGCTCTCCGGAATAAGCGCAATCTCCAAGTCTCCCGAATATCCATTATTGGCCACAGTGGTGTAATACACCATATCGTCCGCATAAAACGGCTCCGTATCACCCTCCGGATCCAGCGACAGATTCACTGCTCCGGGAATCGCTACAGGCGTACCAAATGTCACGGCATTGGTATCCGGATCAAGGGTAGCCTTCGCGTAATGGCAGTTCTTAAGGCCGAACTTCACCTTGTTATTCGTACTCGACATAATTAACCTCTCTTTCCGCTATACCGTCATCTGGTACAGCACTTCGTATAGTTTTTCTGATTCAATCCACACCTCTGATTTCTGCCAGAACAGTTCATGCTCTGTTAAGACAGCCTCAACAGACGTTTCAAGCTCCGGATCCTTTTCATCGGTATAAAGTTCAATGTTCAGATTCTCGAATGTGGCATATACAATGTTGTCCGCCGAGAAATTATCTGAACCGGGAAATAAAAAACAGATGAATGGCGGATCAGGTGACTCCCCTTCGGCAAAATGGTCGTATGCGTAAGGTATCCCTGTCTCGTCAAGCATCTGCATGACTTCTTCATGTGTCATGCTATCCACCTTTCCGAAGGTCGCGCTCGATATCTCTTTGAAGCTGCTCCATTCCAGCCTGTTCAGCCGCTGCTATATGCGGTCTTGCGGCAACCCTGCCGCCTCCCCTTTTCGCATGCCCAAACTCCAGCAGATGCGTCAGCTGATATCTGGTCTTGGAATGTACTACAATCTCAATCGAATCCGACGTTTCCTTCACCTTTTTTACCGCCCAGCTTTTTGCATATTTCCCTGTGTCCCTGGGAGCTGTAGACTCGATCTGTTCCTTGACCTTCTTGCCCGCTTTCTGGACATCGGTCTTTAAGTCGTTTACAGCAAGTTTTGCATAGTCTTCAAGCCCCTTCATCACAGCATCAGCAAGCTGGTCAACTCTTACTGTCTGAGTACTCATGACCGCCTCACCTTCCTGCATTTGAACTTCAATGCATGCTTTTTCATATTCAGATGGTCAACCGCGATGATATCGTAGAGTTCACCGGCATAGAGGATCCTGTATTTCGTGGAAGTGATCACCGCCGTCTCAGATGAATACCTGACAGTAAAGTTCGCCTCGGTATTTTCAACGGTCTCACCAACAACAGCCTGTTCCTGACCCGTCTCTCCGCCAAGCGTCGCATAGCATGAGAAATAATCTGTCCAGGTATTCTTGTGATTTCCGTATTTATCAACGATGGTTTCATTCATCTGAAATGTTATCCGTACATTTAATGCTGCTACATCCATCAGAACTCCACCTCCCGACTTCCGAATAACAGAGCCCGAAGCGTCAGATTCATAGCATGGTGGTCAGCCTCCTCCCTGTGTTCGTAGAGATATGCAGTCACAAACATGACCGCAAGCTTACCGTTCTCCACAGAGGAAAGCTCCGTCTCGTCATCTGTACGCAGGATATCCATGCACTGCTTTTCGGCAGCTGTTATCATCCCGGTTATAAGCTCGTCATCGTCTGAGGTATCCACACGAAGATAGCCCTTCATTTCTTCAAGAGTAACGATCATAAAGCCTCACCTCACAAAAGATATGGCGGCAGGAACTTCCCACCGCCACACAGCTTATCCTTAAGTGTCATCCTCCGCAGAAGGAGTTTCCACTATTGTCATCGTGAATGCCGTCTCCGCATAGCCATCAGCCCACAAGGTAAAATGCTTTTCTCCGACAAGATACTTGGCATCTTCAGCCTTGATGTAAAGAACAAAATCGCCTGCGGAAAGCCCCAGTGCTTCAGCCTCTGTTGCGTCACCCTCGGTAAGGAATGCAGATGCCCCGGTATCATCGGTAAACTTGATGCCAACAACGGAACCAAGCCCTGTACGGATACCGAAGCCAAGCCATTTATGCTTGCCCCAGGTTTCCCCGTGATCGGCAACGGCAAGATCTTTAACTTCACAGTCGAGTGTGATAGTGATTGCAGAGCCGTCAATGCTTACTGTTGCATGACCACTGTTAGCTGCCGTCTCGCTTGTCGGCATCGAAGCCGGAGTGGGACAAGCCAGTACTGATACATTCCAATCATCAGGAATCATTACACCGGCATTCTTGAGTCCGATCAGAAGCGCATTAAATGCATCCTTCACATCCTTTACCTGATTGCCGGTAACTGCTGCCTGGTTTTCAGCACCGGGAAATCCGGAGATGGACGCGCCATCCCCGAACTCCAGAACAACACCGATATGAGTGACTTCGCCACCCTGTTCGGTATAGTTTTTTGCATTGTAATCACTCATAGCCGTTCCCTCCTTATGCCTTCATCTGGAGGAGCTGGATACCTTCGGTAAGAATGACCTTGCCGTCAACACGCTCGGTTGCGACATAGCCGATCTGGCCGTTGGTAGCGTAAAGCTCGTTCAGTCTCTGTACAGTTCTTCCTACACGGTCGCCGATCCAGTAGTTCTTGAAATCGCCAAATGCAACAGTATATGCAGAAGAGGCCATAGTCGGAACATAAGGACTGGTGTAAAGGTCATAGCCCAGAAGCTTGTCCGGCTCACCAGCCTGAAGCGAAGGCTGCCAGAGGTATACGCCGTTGCCGTCCTTGAGCTTTCTGATAGCAGAGATAGTCGCATCGTTCATGAGGAACTTAGCATTTCTGCGGTAAGGGCTCTTAAGCGCATATACAAGACTGATAAGCTCATCAGCAGTAATAGCGTTATTTGCAGCCGCAGTAACACCGACCTGACCGCCATTTGCGGTAAAGATACCAGTAGGCTGACCGGAACCGGTTCCTACGCAGAAAGCCTGCTCCTCTGCAATACCGAAGGCTCTGGCAAACTCGTCACGAAGATATCCCTCGATATCGAAAGCGGAATCCTGCAGAAGCTCAATGGAAACCCTGCAAAGGTCGGTAAGCTTGAACGCATCGATCTGCTTCTGACCGAAAGAAGGATTGCTCTCGGTGTAGGCAGCATTCTCTGCAGTCCACTGTGCAGTAGAATGTCCGGTCGCGATAGGAATCTTACGCTCGTGCTGTGTAGTGATCACCTTTGCAAGCTTTCTCACAACGTTCTCATCATCAAGTGCGGATACGATCTGACGCTCGAACTCCTCCGGTACGAGGTAGCCGCCGTCTGCATCTACACCTTCAGAAAGGACATTGTGAATGAGCTGCTTGCCGCGAAGGTGTCTGCCGAAGTCCTCTGCATACGCATTGGACGCACGACCCTGCTTCTCAGGAACAACACTCTTTTCAGGTCTTGCGGTGAGCGTGTCGCTTACAGCCTTGGAAAGCTCTGCCTCATGTGCGTCACGTCTCTCCATGCGATGGATTTCGTTTGTAAGCGCATCAAGGTCTGACTCCATGTTACTGTAGGTGGCATCATCCTCTGCGGAAAGCACACCCTTGTCTGTTCTGTGGGTATCGAGGAAGCCTTCCATCGTATTCCACAGCTTTGCTCTCTTTTCTCTTAATTCGTTGATAGTCATGATAAAAATCCTCCTTGCTTTAAAGCAGTTTTTTGTAAAGGGAAGCCCTAAGATCATCAACATTTCTTCCCTCAGTTACTGTTTCAGTTACAGGCTCCACCGGTTTAACCCTTGCAGAGATCTTATTAACCAGTGCCAGCTCGACAGAATTTGCCGAGAACTCATAGCTCGATACATTCGTAAAGAGCTTCTCGTCTTCCAGAATCCCATCGATAAACCCAAGCTCCGCAGCCTTCTTTGCATTCATCCATGTGGTTTCATCCATCATTTTTGAAAGCTGCTTGCGCGGCAGCGAAGTCTTGATCTCGTAGGCATTGATGATGCTTTCCTTTACCTCATTCAGCATATCGATTGCCTTTTCCATGTCCGCATGGTCTCCGAAAGCGATGGTAGCCGGATTGTGAATCATCATCATGGCTGTAGGAGCCATAAGAACCTTGGTACCGGACATAGCGATGACTGATGCCGCCGATGCAGCGATACCATCAATCTTCACAGTCACATCGCCCCTGTAATCCATGAGCATGGTGTATATCTGGCTTGCCGCGATACAGTCACCACCGGGTGAATTGATCCAGATTGTTACCGGACCAGAACCTGCAAAGAGCTCATCCCTGAACTCCTGTGGTGTGATATCATCGTCAAACCATGACTCCTCAGCAATCGTGCCGTAGAGTTCTAACACTCGCTCAACGACCTCCTCGCCGGAGTCCTGATTTCGAATCCTGTGATTCGTCCATTTCCAGAACTTCTTCATCTGACTTTTCCTCCTCTCCCGTAGTACCGTTCGCTCTATAAGCTGCCCCGGCATCAATCAAAGGAACCATGTTGCCGTTAACGAGGTACAAGTCACCTCCGGCTTCAGCAGGGATCCTGTCGAGGTTCTCAAGCTCCCTTATGTCGTTTGCGCTCATCCAGCCGTTCTGCCTTCCGATTGCGTAGCCGTCCATGCGGGATTTGTAGTCACCTCTAAGCAAACCGTCCACGTTAAATTTGATGAAGTAATCTTTCTTCTCATCCTTCGTTAAGAGAGATCTGACCATCGCCTGTTCCCATCTCGATACCCAGGGATCAAGCGTGTATTTCACGAACTCCAGTGACTGTTGCTCGATATTGTTAAAGCTCGACTTCTCAAGGTCACCAATCATGTGCGGAGGAACACGAAAGATCCTCGCTATCTCGTCAATCTGGAACTTCCTTGTCTCAAGGAACTGCGCCTCATTCGGAGATATCGAGATTGGAGTATATTTCATGCCTTCCTCGAGGACTGCAACCTTGTTTGCGTTATGGCTGCCGCCGAAGGTCTGCGTCCAGGAATCCCTGACCTTTGCAGGATCCTTAAGCGTCCCCGGATGCTCCAGTACTCCCGAAGGAGCCGCACCGTTCGCAAAAAACTTACTGCCGTATTCCTCAGTCGCAATCGCAAGACCTATGGCATTCTTGGCCATAGCAATCGGCGAGTATCCGACCAGACCGTCAAAACCAAGCCCCGGTATATGCAGCACCTCTGAAGGAGACAGCCTTACCATCATGTCCTTGGAATTCGTTGTCCTGGCATCATCGGTGCTTCTGGTGTACTCGTAGTAGAGTCTGCCTTTATCGTCACGATCCACGTTCATACGGTCAGGCATTAAGGGATATAGTCCAATGATCTCGCCCTTTCCGTTTCGTATAATCTGTGCGTAGGCGTTTCCCCACAGGAGCAAGTGCGTCATAAGCGTTTCCCTGAACACAAAGGAAGTCATTTCAGAGTTGGGCTCATCATGCAAAAGAAAATACAGCGGATGATCCGCTGCACGTTCCTTTCCCCCTGTATCGGTGTACTTATAAAGATTAAGCGGCAAACTCGCTATCGCTTCGGATAAAATCCTCACGCAGGAGTAAACCGCCGTCATCTGCATTGAAGTTCGCTCATTTACATACTTGCCGCTTGATGAGTTTCCCAGAAAGAAACTGTACGAGCTTCCTGATGTTCGGTTCTCAGGCTTATCCCTTGACCGGAATATTCCGCTAAAAATAGCCATGTCAGTACCCTCCTTCCAAAGTCTGGTTTATTGCCTCCGCTATCACGCAGAAGCCGATTAGTGCGATCAAAATCATGATCCCCTCCATATCAGAAACTGATGATCCCGCGCTCATCATATACACTTCCGGTATTTCCAGAGCCGCATTTGATAGCCCGGTCAAGTCCCATAATGGTCGCTATGGCTCCATCGATCTTTTCCGTGGACTTCTTTTTGTCGGCCTTGATATTTCCGGCGGGATCCGTCTGTATGTATATGTTGTCCATCATCCAGCGCAGTACCGGATGGCCACCGTGCGCTATCTTTTTCTCAAGCACAAGTTTCATTAGCTCCTTGGTAGGTGGGGACATATCTTTATATCCCTGCCCGAAGGGAACCACGGTGAAACCCATCCCCTCAAGATTCTGCACCATCTGCGCCGCACCCCATCTGTCGAAGGCGATTTCCCTGATGTTGAAACGCTCGCCCAGGCCCTCAATGTATTTCTCTATGAATCCGTAGTGCACCACATTTCCCTCGGTGGTCATCACCTTACCGAGCTTCTCCCATGTATCGTATGGAACATGGTCACGCCGTACACGAAGGTCGAGAGTCTCCTCCGGCACCCAGAAGTACGGCAGCACGATGTATTTATCTTCCGGATCCTCAATATTCTCGGGTGGGAATACCAGTACAAATGCCGTGATATCTGTTGTGCTGGACAAGTCCAGACCGCTGTAGCAGACCCTGCCTTCGAGTGACTTCTCATCCACAGGAAAAGCACAGGCATCCCATTTCTTCATTGGCATCCAGCGCACATCCTGCTTCACCCACTGGTCAAGCCGAAGCTGCCTGAAGGCGTTCTCCTCAGCCGGATTCTGCTTTGCCTGCTCACAGGCGGCAGCCACCTTATCCTCGCCGATGGTGATGCCAAGGCTTGGGTTCGCCTTGTACCACACCTTGGGATCTGTCCAGTCATCATCCTCAGACGCACCATATATCACGGGATAAAAAGCTGGATCGGATTTACGCCCCTCCAAAATGTCAACAGCCTTCCGGTGCATCTCATAGCAGATGCTGTTGGTGTCGTTCCCTGCCGTGGTGATGATGAAGTGGAGCGGATTCTTCCTCGCATCGGAAGTGCCGACCGTCATCATCTGGAAGAATTTCTTATCCTTCTGCACCCAGAGCTCGTCAAAGACAAGTGCGCTCACATTCATGCCTGACTTTCCCGCAACATCGCTCGACAGAGCCTTATAAACGCTGTTAGTCGGAACGTAGCGTATCAGCTTCTTGCTCGGCCTGATCTCACATCGCCGCCTTAACGCATCGTCTGCCAGCTTCACCATGTCGCAGGCCACATCAAAAACGAGCGATGCCTGTTCCCTGTCAGCCGCGCAGCCATACACCTCAGCTCTCTGCTCGCCGTCAGCGCAGAGCATATAAAGCGCGACCGCAGCGGCAAGCTCCGACTTCCCGCATTTCTTTGGCACCTCGATATAAACCGTGTTAAACTGCCTGTATCCGTCAGGCTTAAGGATCCCGAAAACATCCCGTATGATCTGCTCCTGCCAGTCAATCAGTTCAAAAGGCTGCTGGTAAAACTCACCCTTGGTATGCCTCAGCTGTTCAATGAAGGTACACACGAAGTCAGCCTCGTTTTTATCGTAATGGGATGTCTCTGCCATGAACCGGGTAGGCGTATATTTTTTCAGTTTCCGCAATATGTCCACCTCCCAATGGCATCAAAAATACCGCCCTGCGGCGGCTTGTCAAATCTATCTGTACGAGAGACAGAGCCTTGCGGCTCGTCCCTGCTGTTATTACCTTTTTCCCTACTGGCGGTAATTCTTATGGATCACCGCCAGGATCTGTTCCTGCTCATCCGGCTTGACACCGATGGACGAAAGTGCCTGTCTCGTCCCGCAGTCAGGGCAGATTGGTGTTTTATTGTCCTCCCGAGACATGGCGGGACGCCCCGTGTATTCCTGTCCGCATATCGGGCAGATTCTCTTTGTGTCTTCAGTCTTTTTCATGGATTACCTCCTCGCTGATACTCAAAGCTTTTTCAAGATATTTCTCGTCAAATCCGAATGCCTGGTAGCCTTCCAGACAGGCATCCACATAAAAACCGCTCGGCATTCCGATTTTCCTGTCCTCATGCATGATGTAAACGAACACCCTGCGTTTTCTGACCTTTCCGGTCCTGATCCCTGTGACAGGAAGCGTCATCTCAGCCTTGTAATAAAACCTCGGATATCCTTCATAGCGGTCAAGGGCAAGCTCGTCATTTTCTGATACCTCCCAGACACCAACCGGAACTTCAGAGCCGTCCTTTTTCTCAATCGTCAGGTATGATCCCGTCTGGCTGCCCTTAAAGAGAAGCTGGTAGCCGGGTATTACACTTGTTCCGATGATCCTTGCGGAAGGGCATCTGTATTTCATCTGCTCGATGTTCAGGTTGCTGCCGTAGGCGATGTAATAGCGTTTATCCATATGGTTTACCGTCCTTTCCGGGAGCCTTAACGCTCCTCCTACCACCTTAAGACCGCCGAAGCGGTCGGGTGGGGCTCTTACCTGTTACCTTCAAGCGGCTGCTCTGCCGTGCCTGAAGGCTGTGTCTCCGGAAAGGTTCCTGGTAAGGAAATCCCTTGCTGTTGCGAACTCGTCGCCGATGAATCCGAGGCGGAGGAGCCAGGTGCGCATCGCGTATTTCGGATTCTCGTTCTGCTGGGGCTTTGCGCTTGCAGTCTTGACTTCCTTTGCCATCTCGCTAAGGGCAAGGCAAAGCTGGATGTAGCTTTTCAGCTGTCCTGCGTGGATGCCACCCCTGCGTTCTGCTGTAGGCTCGTCGAACTGGAAGAGCCGAAACTCTATGGTTCCTTTAGTGAAAGTGGCATGGAGGTTCAGCATGTGGTAGCGGCTGTCGTTGTAGTGCTGGTCTCTGCCGTGGCTTGCTCCGTTTGCCGTGTACCAGATCTCCGCAAGCTCCGCCATCGTCTTAGGCTTCTTCTTGTTGACCTTTTCGATGAAGGAAGGGTTTACCGTCCGGCAATAGCGGTTCATGCGGTAGCGGTCGAGCTTCAGTGCTTCGGCTATCAGGCTCTCATGGCTTGCCATGATGTTCGCCAGGTTCCGGAGCGTCTTGGGCGTGTGCCCCTTTGCTCCGATGTGGATGTGGACTCCGCAGCCTCTTCCCGCATCGCTCTTGGCTCCCGCGTGCCTGAGCTGCCTGCAAAGCTCCTGCAAGGTCTCGATGTCTGCGTAGTTAAGGATCGGCGTTACCAGTTCGCATTTCTCATCGTCTGCCCCGTGGATGGAAACGTCCCTCTGGAACTTCCATTCCCTGCCCTGTCTGTCCCATGCGCTCCAGGTGTAGTAGCCGTTGCGCCTTGCCGTGTTTTCGTACCTTCCGGTTCCGAAGAAGTCGGCTGCGACCTTTGCCGCCTTGTCCCTGCGGATGTTGTTCATCTCGACCTCGACCCCGATGGTCTGGTTCTTAAGGTTTTCAATCTGCTTTCTGGTTGTATCTTTCATGGCGTAACCTCCGTTTTGCTTTGTTTTCCGTGGCCGTGTGCCTTTCGGTAGTGTATATATCACTCTGTCCGCACACTTTATCAAGTCAATTCGGAGGCATAATAGTCACAAATATACAGACTCGCAGAGGCATTGTATTGTGTATATTATTCCGCGTCCTTCGACAGCTTTTTCACGACATCCTCGCCGAATATCACGTTTAAGCCACTGCCGTTTCGCCAGTTCATGAGGAGCGATCCGGTATCATCCACTCCTGTGACCTCGCCGATGGTTCCGACCGGAGGAGCCTGGGCATCATCCATTTTCACAAGCTCCACCAGTGTCCCGGCTGGATACTCCTTTCGTATCCTCTCAACTTGTTCCTTACTCGGTAGCTTCATCCTGCGCATCCTCCCGTTCTTCCAGCTTGAATTGCCGGAGAGGTTTTTAAGAAGAACTTTACGTGCGGCTTTGTATTCCGCACCTATGAATCCGAGCCTTAAAAGGAAGCACCTCATGGCATACTTTGGATTCTCGACCTCGTGATCCTGCGCCGTGACCCTCGTGGCGTTCTTTGCCATCTGACAAAGCTTCGAAATGAAGATGGCCGCCGCTTCCGAAGTCTCCGCATCCGTTTCAGAAAACCATGGGAACTCGACCTTCTCATCGTTGGTCACTATCGAAAGCTCCTCAACTCCCAGAGCTACCTTGATAAGGCTCGCCTTGCTGTCAATCAGCTTTCTCAGGTTGTCAAGCGACTCCCCGGTAAAGAAACTCCTCGGCATCCCGATGGTAAGACCGTCGATCTCCGGCGTTTCTTCCTCTGGAGTCCCGATATCGAATCCGCCTGTCGCAGGCTCTTCCGTGTTTTCTTCCTGAGAATCCCCAGCCTCTTCTGCCTCGCAGATAAAGCCCGCTTCTCTGATGGTTTCAAGGACACCGGAGGCATCCGTTCCATCATCATATTCAAGCACCCCTGTCTTACTCACCGTAAAGCCTCCGATCCGGAATGCCGCGCTTGGCATCCCCAGGTACTTTGCCTTCTCACCGATGGTGTCGCTGATAACCTTCACCAGTGCCTTGCGTTCGTTTCCTGTCACGTTGTAGTTGATCTGCATAAGCTTTTCCTCCTTTGCTGTTTGCGCGGTTTCGTGCTGTACTATACATCACTCTGAAGCCGCGAAATAGCAAGCGGAGATCGTATAAATATCCACCAAATATGCTGCCCCGGACTCCCGGTGTTTTTGTGTGGTCTACACCTCGGGTTTTGGCACATCGGCATAGGGGATCTTCTCCCCGTCCCGCTCCACATATACCTCAGCGTCAGGAGCATTCTTCCTGAAACGCTCCACGGCAACATCCACGAACTTCGGCTCAAGCTCCACGCCGTAGCAGATGCGCCCCAGCTGCTCACAGGCAATGAGTGTGGACGCAGAGCCAAGGAAGCCGTCCAGCACCAGTCCATTTGTCTGGGTACACTGCTTTATAAGGTACGCGATAAGAGGTACGGGCTTGGAGCTCGGATGTCCGCAGCCGTCCTCCTTTGCGTTCTTTATCCCGTCAAACTCAAAGACCGCCTTCTGCTTCTGGTCTCCGTACCATATATGTTTGCCGTCCCTGCGCCACCCCCAGATGATCGGCTCCATGTTGAACTTCCAGTCTGTGCGCATAAGCGGAGCCCTCGGCTTCTTCCAGATGAGGCCTGCGCCCACCTTGAACCCGGCATCCTCGTAAGCGTCATAAAACACACGGGCTTTCATGGTGGCATAGAACACATAGATGCTGGCGTCCTTTGCCATCGCCTCATGGAAGCGGTTGAAGGCGGATTTCAGGAACTCGTATCCCTTCTCATCATCAAGGTCATCGTTCTTTATCTTCCCCACGGAGCTTTCCAGTGCCACCAGGTACGGCGGATCCGTACAGACAAGGTTCACTGCCTTGCCGGACAGAAGCCTCTCGTAGGTCTCCGGCTTTGTGGAATCCCCGCAGATGACCGTGTGTTTTCCCAAGTGCCATACATCCCCCGGCATGGAAAAGCAGGGCTTCTCAAGCTCCTCCTCCACATCAAAGTCGTCATCCTCGCCCTCAATGTCGATATCGAAAAGGTCAGCGATCTCGGATTCGTCAAAGCCTGTCAGCCCAAGGTCGAACCCCATATCCTGCAGGGACTCCATCTCAACCTTAAGAAGCTCGTCATCCCATCCGGCATCCAGAGCCATGCGGTTGTCCGCAAGGATATATGCTTTCTTCTGTGCCTCGGTCATGTCATCTATGAAGACGCAGGGCACCTCGTCGAAGCCCTCCGCCTTGGCAGCGGCAAGCCTCCCGTGTCCGGCGATCACGTTCATGTCCCTGTCGATGATGACAGGATTCACGAAACCGAACTCCCTGAGCGATGCACGGATCTTGTTGATCTGCTCCGCAGAATGTGTCCTCGCGTTATTCACATACGGCACAAGCTCATTCACATTTATGAGCTTGAATTCTGTAGATGTCTTATGGCTCATCATTCATACCCCCGGAAATAAAATAACCGCACGTCTTGTGCGGCTTAGTCCCTCGTCCTTGCCCGAAGCAGAAGCTCCATTGTGGAGTCCTGCGGGCTCCCCTTGAACTCCTCCGAGCAGTTTTCCTTTACGATCTGGTAAATCTCGTTCCAGATCGTGTTCACCTGTTTCATATAGTCCTGCGCCATCTTCACATAGGGTGAAGCGATGGCGGCATTGGTGGTCGGATGCTTTGCGATGTACCCTAACTTCGATATGGTCTGCTCACAGTGTATCCATCTGCCCACGCTCATCGCGTACTGCTCGACCAGCTGGCGGCTAACGATATGTTCACATTTTCGCTCCTTAAGCCACCTGTATGTCTCGTTATATATCTCCTCCGAGCAGAGCTTTGTGCCGTCACGCTGTTCTTCCGTGAGGAAATCACGTATTGGCGGCATCTCCACGGATTCAAGCTCCGCAGGAACCATCATCACGCTCGCCTTCTGCCCGTCCTTTATCTTGTCTGCCAGGGCTTTCGGCTTGCGACCCGCACCCGGTCTTGCACCGCCCCGGCGTGTTCCGTCTTTTGCCATAAAACCCACCTCTTTTACATTTGATTTGTTTGAAAAAATGTGTCAAGGCCACGCCTTTTCAAACACAGCCGTCATGCTGTCCATCTTTTATTTCCCAAAAAACATGGCTTTATGCGGAAAAGCCCCCACAGGGCAATACCCCCTTTGAAATCCTAAAAAATTCACGCGTGACCCCCGCGCCGTTCCCGGGGAAGCCGCCCGTAGAGATCTGACCTCCCCCTCCGGTCACCGCATATAATATGCACTGCCCCGGTTGATTTTGTTTGATTCTTTTTCAGGCATTTGATTATTATTTCAAAAGGAATCAATCCCACGGTCTTTTCAATGCCTGCCCCAGCGGTCACCTCGCTCGGAATGCACCTTGCTGTGGCACGGCTTGCAGAGGCTCATCAGGTTATCCTCATTATGTGTGCCGCCCTCGGAGAGCGGGATGATGTGATGGACGTGCTCCACGGGAGTGATCCGGCCTTCCGCAAGGCACCGCTCACATACGGGATGCGCCTCGGCATACCTTTTTCGTATCAAAGGCCATGCGCCCCTGTAGCGTTTCTTAGACTCGTGATCCCTGTCGTAGCGTTCGTATCTTGCGTTCTCCTGTTTCTGGTGCTCCTCGCAGAAGCGCCCGTGCGTCAGCCTCGGACACCCCGGATAGGAACACGGCCTTGCCGGTTTATAAGGCATCCGCCTCACCTCCAGACATAGTAAAAGCCCCGCAGATCTCTCCACGAGGCTTTGCTTCATTATCGCTTTTCTCATGATACACTATATCACTTAGGGACTGTGAAATGTTGTGCAAGAGTGTGCAAAACCGTGCAATCTTATTTTTTATTCCTTCGGTATGACCACGTTGCGAAGAGCCCTGCCGTGGACGCTGTGTACCTTCCTGACGGAGCATGAGAGCTCGTCCGCGATGTCCTCCCATGTTTTATAATTCAGATACCGCAGGGTAAGGAGCAGACTCTCCTCCGGATCGCTCACTGTTCCGATCGCCTTCGTGATGCCGCTCTTTAAAGAAACCAGCTCGTCTATGTCCTTGTTGATCTCCTCCTCCAATGTCATGATCTTCACGATGATCTCCTCCACCCTTGAAGCTCCCTTATTGGGATTCCTCGGCATGTCCGACATCACTGCGCCGGTCTTTGTGGCAAGCTCCCGAAGGTTTGCCTGCTGCTCCAGCTTGGCGTTTATGCGCTTGTCTATCTTGTACCCCTTGTTAAGAAATTCCTTCGCCGTCATCGTCCCTTGCCTCCTCTCTGAGTTTTTCCTTAAGCCAATGCCCATCTATGCTCGTCAAGACCTTGATCCAGTCCCCGTCAAAGAACTTCTCGCATTCCATAGCCTTCTCCATCGCCACCCTGCTCCTCGGATTCTTCTTTAGAGATTTCAGGGCTTTGCGGTAGTCCTTTGCCGCCAGTATCACGACGGCATTGGCAAGCCTCATGCAGCCCTCCGGATCAAGCTCCGTATCCTGCTTCCTATGTAGATCTCCCATAGTCCACCTCCTCCATAGCCTCGTTGAAGTAGCGGATCTTATAACCGCGCTTCCTTGCCCGGTCATATTCAGCCCTCATGCCCTTTGACAGGGTGCCGTCTGAAAAGATCCATATCTCCTGCGCTATGTCGAGCCACACCATTCCGAAGAATAAGCCCAGCCTTCTCTGCTCTGGATCTCCATCATCCAGTATCCTCGGATACAGGAGGTGGCTTGCAAGAGGGATACACCCATGCTCTATGGCAAATCGTGAATACCTGACTGCTGCCTCCTCGTTATCCGATACCGTCCGTTTCTCATCCGGTGCATATCTCGAACAGATATATACAAGCGGCATGAACTTTCTCCTCACGGGCTTCTCCGACTTCGCCACATTTGTGAGTGCCTGATATGCCGTGGGGTCCGGATACTGCTCCGCATTTTTTGTACTAATCGCCATTGCTCCTGCCCTCCAATTCCTCGATCTCGATGTATATGCCCGAAGGCTCGTCCGACCACCGCTTCTCCACACGCTCGCTCACCACCTGGGCGTCATCCTTCCAGAACCCCACCTTCGTCATACAGTCCTTCAGGAGCTTCTGGAGGTTGTCCGTATCAGGTCTTGTCGTGCGCCACTCTCCGTTCTTATGGGATTTCCCCTTGGGAAAGAGCCACATCACAGTCAGCTGCACCGCGCCCTCTATTGGCTCATTCGGCCTGTTCTTTATCAGGTGTCCCATCAGGAGCTTCTTCGCCTCCTTCACGTTCGGCGGATCGAAGAACACCGGCCTGCCATTCACCACCTTCACGCTATGCTCCTGCGCCGTTGCCGTCGGCGGCTTCATTGCCATAAAGAAATTCATATTTTCTAAACCTCCCCTCTTCGGTCTTGGTCTTGTCTGTTTCAGTTAGGTTGGACTACTCGAATAGGGTAGGGCGGGCTTTAGCCCTACCCATATTCGGTAGTCTAACTTTCTCTATATATCGATAGATATATAAGCCGTTTAGAAGAATAATTTTGCAAAACACCCTCGAAGCCTTTATTCATCAGTCTTTAGGCGGATTATCCTGCCTTTCTTCAAAACGAACTCACCCTCCATCTTCTTGAGCCTCGCATAGATGGTTTTATCCGTCAGTTCCATATACTTCATCATGTCCTGCACGGTAACCTCTCCGCTGATATTACAAGCGTCATATGCCTGTCTGAATTCATCCGCCGCCTGATCTGCACTCTTACATCTGGGATTATTCAGTTGACCCGCTTTCCATGTCCCCTGAGCCGGCATCTCGTCCAGCGTCCCTTTGTCATCCAGCTTATGCAGCGGATACTCAAACCAGAAATTGACCGGCTTGATATTGGGAAACTCCCGGAGCGATGACTCCAGCCTCCATGCGGTAGCATAGCCGTCCCGGACGTTATTCTTGATGTCATCGGAAAGCTCGAGCTCTATCATGTCAAGCTGTGCGTCGGGATCGCGGGCGAACACTCCGGACCCGCTTGCCCTGTCCATCGCTTTCTTAGCTCCCTGCGCACCCTTGCTATGATGATGGCAATATATGGTAGAGCACCCTGTCATGTTGCATATCTTGTCGAACTGGTTGCAGAAGGCTCCCATGTCCGAGGCAGAGTTTTCATCGCCCGTAATGACCTTATAAATGGGATCGATGATGATCGCGTCAAAGTGCTGGTCTCTTACCCTGCGTATGAGCTTCGGCACAAGCTGATCCAGCGGCACGGCGTGACCCCTTAAGTTCCAGAGCACGATATTCTGCGCATTGTCCATCGGGATGCCAAGTGCCTCATATATCTTTAAGAACCTGTTGATGCAGCTTGCCGGGTCTATCTCAAGGTTGACATACAGCACCCTGCCCTTCCGACAGCTGAAACCCAGCCATTTCACACCCTCGGCTATCGCAATGCAAAGCTCCATAAGAAGAAATGACTTGCCCGCTTTGGACGAGCCCGAGATCAGCATCTTATGTCCTCTGCGGAGTATCCCCTGTATAAGCTCTTCCGGTAGCAGCGGTGGATTGTCCTTATACTCCGCCAACGTCTCCATATCGGGCATCTCATCGTTTATGCCCTCCGCAAAGTCCATCCACTCCGTCCAGGATTTTCGTCCGATGTTCGTTGCCACGATATACTGCCTGTTGCCGTTCCTTGTCGCGCCCGGAAGCCTTGAGAGCCTGCTCGGATTGCGGTTTTGCTTGTCAATGGTGACCCCGTTCTTTTCGAGGAAGTCGTATAAAAACTCCACGCGCTTCCTGTACTCCTCATAATCAGCAGCATCCACCCGGACGATCGCATGAAGCGACTTGCCTCCGGAATGAACCAATACAGCGATGGGAAGCTCCAGCTTCCTGAATAGCACGTCCTGCTCTGCGATGGGCATCGTGTCCGACTCCACCAGCGCATAGGAAAAGCGTGTCACGTTCTCATTCTTCACTCCCTGCCCGTCCAGGGGATTGAAGCGTATCCACGCCCCGACATTCGGCTTCCAGTCGCCTATGGTCGCGCCAAGGTCATCAGGATATTTGTCGAGGGATTTGATAAGCTCCCCTGCGGTCTTATAGAACACGCCCTTTGAGGGAACCCATCTGCCCTCCTTGTCCTGCCATACATCCCCGGTCACAAAGCCCACCACTTCGTCAGGTGCAAAGAGCGTTTCCAGATATGTCTTAAAATCCTTAACCGGATCCCACGCCTCAGTCGGTGTAAAGCCAGTGAAGCTGTCCCCGTCAAACTCAATGGAATCATCCCAGCCAAGTGCGCTGCCCTCATCCATGAAAGGCTTCCAGCCCCTGTCCTTTGCCATCTGGACGATGGTTCCCGCCTTTACGGGCTTCCCGCTGCCGTTGAATGATGCCCACTTCTTCTCACATTCACCCGGATGGTAGCGGTCGTCATTCCGGGACCAGTCATCCCATACAGAACAGGGATACCCTTCTTCTTTTAAGGCCATGCCGACCGTTATCCAGTCAGCACGGCTAAGCTCAGATACAGGGATCGCCTTCAGAGCAGATAAGATATTGTTATCCATTTACGCCTCCTTCCTTAAGCCGCCATGCGACTCCGCGTAAAGCCTGCACGCTGCCCTTATCTCGTCCATGCTTGTCTTGGAACCTGACTTGTAAAACGGGCAGTCCCTGTCTCCGAAATCGTTGTCACTTAAGAAGACGCACCTGCCATCCTTATGCGCGAAACAGTCCTTATGCGTATTGCATGAGGGGAACGCTTTCCCGCCTCTTTTCTTTACTGTCTTCTTATCCATAGCCACATCCTCCGTTATGGTGTGTACATAGCAGGTTGCATCCCGTATGGAACCTGCCAGTGGTTGTTCGCGAGCATCGATATCATCCTGTTAGCATCGTCAAAGAGCCATGTACCGACCTTCCTGAAGCCATATCGCTCAAGGCATCGGATCTGTTTCGGAGTCGCAAGCCCCTCCTGTTGCCGCCTCTTCAATCTGTCTATAAGAAGCGACGCCATCCCGCAATTCGGTACGCTCTCTGGGAATATCCCCCTGCGCTCCAAAAACTGCAGCTGCTTTTCCGATGGCGGAGCCTCTTCCCAGACGAAGGTAGGCACATAATTGGTCAGATCCTCCGCCGCTATGGAAAGTGCATACTGGAGAGGATCCACCAATTTGCGTTTCCTCAGTCTCATTGCTTCAAGCTCCCTCGCAAGTGCCGCTTCCCGCTCTGCCAATACATCCTTCTCCGCCTGTTCTTCGGCCTCGATGATGTCCACCTCGCCATCATTTTCACGGATCCGCTTATCGATCATCTCTGCTATTTTGGCATCCTTTGAAATAAGGGCAGACGGCCTGCAAAGGTCATGGCGTTCCGTAAGCCAAAGAAAATCAAGCAGCAGTAAATCTGTTTTCCCCGGATAAAGCCTCGTGCCCCTTCCGACCATCTGCTGGTATAATCCACGCACCTTCGTCGGCCTTAAAACGCAGATGCAGTCAACACTCGGGCAGTCCCAGCCCTCGGTAAGGAGCATGGAATTACAGAGGATGTCGTATTTCCCATTTTTAAAATCCTCCAGTATCTGTGCCCGGTCATCGCTGTTGCCATTGACCTCCGCCGCCTTAAGCCCCCTGCGCTTTAACATGCCGCAGAACTTCTGGCTGGTTGCGATGAGCGGCAGAAATACGACCGTGTGCTTTCCCTTGCAGTATTTGACCATCTCGTCTGCGATCTGCTCCAAATAAGGCTCCAGCGCACATCCGATATCACCGGCACTATAGTCTCCGTTTGAAACCTTTACATTTCCAAGGTCCAGCTCCAACGGGATCATCTGCGCCCTGATCGGTACCAGATATCCGTCCTTTATCGCCTGAGCCATCGGGTACTCATATGCCATAGAGTCAAAATATTCGCCCAGGTTCTTTTTATCTCCCCTGTCCGGTGTCGCCGTTACCCCCAGCACCTTCGCCTCCGGGAAATGCATGAGCACCCTCTGGTAAGAGTCCGACATCGCATGATGCGCTTCGTCCACGATGATGGTCTTGAAATAATCATGCGGAAACTGCGCAAGGCGCTTTGGCTGCGCCATCGACTGCACCGATCCCACCGTCACGGGGATAAAGCTGCCGAGGCTTGAGCTTTCAGCTTTTTCCAGTACCGTATCAAGTCCCGTCAGTTCCTTCAGCTTGTCCGATGCCTGTGTCAGCAATTCTTCCCTGTGGGCAAGCTGTAATACCCTCTCGCCCCTGTCCACCTGGTTCTTCGTTATCTCAGAGAATTCGACTGTCTTGCCCGTACCCGTGGCCTGGTTGAGAAGCGTCCGAAGACGCCCCTCAGCCCATTCCCGGTGCACCGCCGTAACAGCCTCCCTCTGGTACGGTCTTAGCTTCATCCTGCACCTCCCTTAGTCGAACGGCAGCTCGTCAGCCGCACCCTCCGGGATCTGCATGAAGCCGTCCTTGTCTACGCCCGCCGCTTTCGGCATCTGGCTCTCGTCATAGTCAAGATACTTCGACACCTTGTTGTTCTCGCGCTCCTCGCCGGTGCGCTTGTCGGTGTACTTATTGACATAGATATGAGCCCTGCCCCTCGCGCCAATGACTGCGTTCCAGTTCATTGTGACCCGCTCGCCCTTCCTCTTCTGGCCGATGGCACGGAAAAACTGTGAGAGCTTCCATTCCATACGCTTATGAAGGATCAGATCGTCAAACACAGTTGTCGTACCCTGGTCGGAATCGACTTTTAAGGTGAGCGTGGCCTTGTTACAGGCGCACATTTTTTCGCTTCCCGGAAAGCTCCCACGCTCGAAGCCCGTTACCTCGAATGCGTAATCGCCTTCCGGGAGGACGGGAAATTCGGAGCCATCATTCTCCAGGACGCCGTCCCAATCCAATACCTGATTCTCGTCTCCCATGATTTTTTACCTCCAATTTGGGATATGCATAGGCCATGCGGCCTGTTTTACTGTTACAGTTCTAAAGGCCGCAGGGTTTTACGGAATCTAAAGGGTGACCCACGTAAATTTAAAAAATATTTCCTGCGGCCTTTTCTGCAGGGCAAAAGCCCCACGCATTCCTACCTTTTCAGGCTTCTCTGTATCTCTTCCATGTCACGGGTGATCCGGTCAAGGTTCCTGTTCATGGCGTCGAACGTCTCCTGACGCTTCTGCTTCTCCTTCCTCCTCGCGTCATGGATCTCCGAAACGATATACACCACCAGAAACCCGATGCCGATCATACCGGCAGAGCATAAGAATGTAATGATTGCCGTCTCCATCACGCACCCGCTCCTTTCCTGTCTGCCTCAACAAGGGGCAGTATCTGATCCCAGTACTTGATGACCCAGCCCGTTATGAACTTGCTGCCATACTCAGCGACTGGCGTATCTATGGGATATTTATCCTTGTCCGAGACCACCTTCCGAAGCTCCGCCTCGGTCACGCCAGCCTCCGCCATAAGCTCCCTTAGTCTCTCCAAAGGGGATATCTCCTGTTGCACCGGTGCAACGCCGCCGAAAAGATGTGCGATATGCTTAAAGTCAAGCTCCATCTCATCTGGCAGGCCATGCCTGTTCTTCGCATCCCAGGATGCAGTATGCGAAGCATACATAACCCTCCTGGTGCCACCCGTTCCCTTATGGTGCTTATTTTCCGTGGACACGACATAGGTCTTGAAATTTGCAAACAGCTGGATGTCGCACCACTCACGGACGAGCGGTGACACGTTCTTCGACATCTTCAGTTCATAGCGGTCAAAGCTACCTGCCTCGTCGGGGAGCTCGAACTTCTTTATCTGTGCGTGTGCGCATACCACTACGTTCACCCCTGCGGCGATAACCTTATCCAACTCGTGCAGGAGATTCTCAAACTCCTCCCGCAAATACACATATCCTTTGCCGTATCCGAAGCTTTCCAGCCCGTCGGTCTTATACTTGCGGCAGATATACCTCACGCACAACGCCTCAGCCCAATCCCCGGTATCCACGATGAGTGTCTTGCAAACATCCGGATCAGCCGCCACCTCACGCACCAGCTGTAACAGTTCTTCCCATGTTTCCGGTTTCTGCGTTCTCTTTACATTCATGGAATCCGTGCCGTTTTCAAGGTCGACAAACAGCGGATCCGGAAACTGTGCGGCAAAGGTGCTCTTTCCTACGCCCTCAACACCGTCCACCACAACACGCAGCGGGCGCTTTACCTTACCCTGTGATATGTTCAGCATTGCTCTGTACCTCCTTTACTTAAGCGAGCAGTTGTTCTTGATAACCAGCTTCACGCCGGGTATCTTTGCATCGTTTTTGATGAGCTTCTTGACCTCGTCCTTGATGACTTCCGGCGGCTTTATGCGGACACAGTCGTTATGCCCGTTGTCATGGAGCCATGCGCACGCCTTGGCAGGATCGATGACCTCAAGGCTGTCAGACTTCCGATAGGAAACTGTGGCAAATCCCAGATCCTTCTTCTCACCACCACACTCACGGTCCAAGATGGAAATGATCTTTTCTTCCTTGCGCTCCAGAGCCTTGCGCCTCTTGGAGAGCCTGTCCTCCTCCGCTTTCAGTGCCGCCGCATCTGACCTGATGTTGAGCGCGACCATCGCGATATATTCCAGTATCCGGTCTCTCTCCATTTCCAGCGCATCCAGCTCATCAAGCACCGCCTCCGTGTTCTCGCCGATCTCTCCGGTCTCCGGATCGAAGTCCAGCCTGTCGAGCGCAGACTGTATGGCGGCGTTAACCTCGTATAGCTTCATCCGTTCCTCCCTTCCGCTGCGGCCTTCACGCCGTCAGGCTTTACCTCGTGGATCTCGACCGACTCGACGCTCTGTCCGGGAGACAGTAAATAAACTGTCGTGAAATCCCCGAACAGCCATCGGAGGAGCCTTCTGGGGAGCCTTTTGTCGGCTCCCTCCAGAACTCTCTTTTTAGCCGCTGTCTCGTCTGTCACGTTGATCTTTACTCTGTGTTTCAATCCCATTTCCGATTCCTCCTTTCATGGGTGCTGTTTACCTTTACACTTCTAAAGGCCGTACCCAAAGCCGGAATCTAAAGGCCCCGGAAATGTTTTCTCAACTCTTCATTTGCAGCGAGCTTTCTCATGATGTCCTTTACGATCTGCCCGACCCTCTGCTCCGAGATATCAAGCTTTCCGCTGGCATACACGTTCGTCTTTCCCCTGCGGAAAACGATCTCATAGACCTCCCGCTCCCTCTTCGTGAAGCCCTGCACCAGCCTCCTCATGCACTCAGCAGCGGTCTCGGGTTCATCCTCGAAGGGATTGACGGAAAGCTGCAATTCTATATTGGAAGAATCACCGATCTCGTTCTCCCCCTCGTCCTCGTTTTCAGTGGTCGCCTGGTAATAGATATAGGTACGGTGGCGACTCGGCAGGTCGGCGGGATGTGGATCGCACCCGTACTCCTCCCTGTGTTTCCTGATAAACTCTTCGCGCTCCTTCTCCCGGAGCGCCTTGTCGAAATCGTCAAGCTGAATGTCCTTGCAGTTTTGTCTTGCCTCAGCATCATCTACTCTGTGCATAGCGTCCGTAAGCGCCTCTTTTTCCACAAGCGTGATATCCAGGGTGGTATCCTTCAACGGATCGAACGTGGCTATAACGTGACCGTCCTCGTCAATCTGTTTGTATACTGCCCTCGGATCTTTAAGCCGCAGCTCTTCCCTCTTTTGGGGATCCTTTTCCTGCTTCATCTTCTCCTGAAGCTCTGCCTTCTTTGCCTTACTGATACTTGGTGTTTTGTGGAATCGCATTTTCGCGTCCTCCTTTCTGCTTTTCCAGCAGAGCGGTGGACACGAAAAAGGTCGGTGCTTCCGAAGATTCACCGACCGGATGCTTTGGAAAAATACCCAAGCACGACAAGTAAACGGTGGACTTCGGAATCTTGAAAAAAGGGTATAGATATCCCTTATTTCAGTTTTTCCTTTTGATGTCCACCGCCCTGCGTAAACTCGAGTACTTCCGCAAAGCGGGTTACTGTTTAATGAGGTTTCCCTCAAAACTGATTACAAAATACCATAGAAAACGGCATGCGAATCCTACTCATGGAGTAGGGTAAAAAAGGGCAAAAAAAGCCGTACAGAAGTTTTTAGCCTCTGTACGGCGGTAAAAATCCTACTTGTGGAGTAGTGTCAGTTCAAATAAAAACGTTATGTTCGTTAAGAAATTTCTTGATAGATGACATTTTCTGTCCTGCCATCGTCTGAAGCGCAGTGTCAATCCAGATATGTGCTTCATTTCTGTAAAGCAAGGTGCATGGAGAATGCTGGAAGATATGATTACTCAGCTTATACGGAATCTTCAATCCAAAGCATATCAACGCCAGTGATTCCACCTCCGGCGGATTTTTCCCGTTTATGATCCGGCTGACAACATCCGGATTCATTCCGATATCCTGAGCGAGCTCCTTATAAGACATCCCGTTGTCTTTATAAGCAAGTTGCAGGCAGAGCACATAGTCCGTGCCAAACTGTTTGTACAGCTCAGCATACCGTTTCACCTGCTCATCAAGTGCTTTTTTCTGTTTCTCCGGAGAAGAGTTTTGCAGTCCCTCGCCGTATGAAATATTGATGGCTACCTTCGCATCCTTATCCTT